TGTAGTAAAAAAAATGGCATACAACGACTTGTTAGACATTATGAGCATAATAAAAAAAATGATTGACACAGAACCAACTACAGACGATTTTAAAAAGTTGTTTACACTAAAAGGTGTAGAGTATGGTTTTTGTCCTAACCTAAATAGATTGACAACAGGCGAATACATAGACTTAGAGGCATACTGCAAAAACCCAATAGACAATTTGCATACTATTATGTCTATACTTTACAGAAAGGTAACGCACAAAGTCAATAATAGGTATGCCATAGAAAGCTACGATCCTGATGAGTTTAAAGAAGAAATATTTAAAGATTGTCCAATGAGTATAGCACTAAGTAGCTTAGGTTTTTTTTTGACTTTAGGCGAAAGATTAGCGAAGATTACGCAACCTTATTTGGAAGTTCAAAACACGACACTACAAAAGGCGTGACAATGCAAAGCAAGTGGGGTTGGTATAATGTTTTATATAGTTTGTCAAATAGTATATTAGACATAGAAAAAATAACAAGACTACCTATTTTAGAGGTGCTAACATATTTAGCTTATAGTCAAGATTATAACAACAAACAAAAAAGTAACTATGATAAATTTTAAAGATGTTGTAGGGTTTTTTGAAACGATAGCTACTAATCATTATCAAATTAAATCGTTTCATAGTGGCAACTTAGACGAAGTAGATATAAATAAGCTAGGTGCAGAGGACTATGTTATACTATATGCAGAGCCTGGAAGTGCAACTGTTAACACAGGCGTACTTACATACTCTTTTACAATATATGTAATGGACAAAATAAACGATGTAGTAGGTGACGAACCTAATAAGCAAAGGTTAGGTCGTGTAGATACATATTCTGAAACACTACAAATACTAAATGATGTTATTGCAGAGTTTAAGCAAAATTTAAATACCAAGTCTTATGTAGATAACCAAGTTGTTTTGCAGTTACCTATAACTTGTGAGCCATTTACTGCAAGATTTAACAATTTGCTAACAGGTTGGAGTGCAACAATAAATGTAGATGTAAACAATAAAAACAATTTGTGCATAGCACCGATTACACACAATAGC